TTGATTATGTTTTCATTTTAAGAGAGAATTATATAGCAAATAGACGTCGTATTTATGATAATTATGCTGGTATGTTCCCAACATTTGAATCTTTTTGTCAAGTTATGGATCAGTGCACAGAGAACTATGAATGTTTGGTAATAAATAATAATGTAAAATCAAATAAATTGCAAGACCAAGTATTTTGGTATAAAGCAGAAAATCATAACGACTTTAGGTTGGGTTCAAAAGAATTTTGGGAATTGTCTAAAAATTATAATTCAGATGACGAAGAAGAAAAATATGACCCAAATGCTAATAAAAAGAGAGGTAATGGACAAAAAATTAGTGTCAAAAAAACCAAGTGGTAAGGTAAATAAAATTTTAAACCAATTAAGAATAAAAATTAAAATGTAATAAATATAAACATTAGTATTTATATTTATACTATGGATGTCAATAATAACAATAACAACAACACCGCTTTTGTTTTATTAACAGATCAATCATATTTTTACAAAGCAGCTGTTACAATAAATGATTTAAGAACAGTCGGTAATTGGAACGGAGATATTGTGCTGATTACAATTGATTTTGATTTAGAAGATAGCTACAAGTCGCAAAACAAGATAATTGAAAAGAGGTTCCCTTTAATAGACAAAACTCATCTTTTGAATGAAATTGGTCCCAATGGGTTTTCTAACAGTGACAAAAGAGAATTGAATAAATTAAATCAATGGGAAAAATTGCATGTTTTTGATGATTATTTTTTAGAATGGGAAAGAGTAGTTTTTTTAGACGCAGGATTACGTGTATTAGAAGACGTTAAATACGTTTTAGAACTTGATTACCATAACTCTATTTTAGCTCCAAATGATGCATCACCCAATTTTAAAAGCGATCAAATATTTAAACATCAATTGAGTTATGATAATGAAGAAAAAATAGAACTTATCAAATGTGATTTTGGAAATGAAATATTTGATTCATATCATATGTTGAACTGTATGTGGGTTTACGATACAAGTATTTTGAAAATATGCAATAAGAACGAATTGTTAAATGCTATGAATAAATATACTCTATGCAAAACAAATGAAATGGGAATAATGAATCTGTTATTTCATTTCAAATATAAATTATGGAAAGAATTTCCATTAAAGGCTTCAAATGGTAAATACTTGTTTGAATGGTGCGAATTGAATCATAGTTTTTACACTACATGGAGGGATTATTGTTTTATCAAATATCCTCTTACTATTGGATTACATGAAATTCCAGAATTGTAAATAAAATCACATAGTAAAACCCACTAAGTAAAATATAATATCTGAGTATTTGAAGGTTTATAGTAAGTCAATTCATTTGCTATATATGAATCTTTAATATTTTGTAAGCTAAAAACTCTATAACAAAATACACAATCTTCTTTTGTGTAAAATTCGGGTTCTTCAGGAAATTGTATTTGGTTAAAAATAGTTTGTTTTATTGAAACATGTCCATGATGTATTTTATCATTCGTATTATGATAAATTTTATGCGTAATGCAACCAGATTGACATTGTTTTAATGAATTAGCTCTTATATCAATTTCATCAGTTTCTAATTTTTTTGTGATATTATCAAGTATTTCAATATTATAATAATTATGTAAAATAATATCACTGTCATGTTCTTGAAATGCCTTTAATAATATTTCTATTCTTTGGGGATGCATTATATCGTCTGCATCTATAAAAGTTATATAATCCATATCTGATAATTTAGAGGCAGCTATATTACGATTTTGCGCAGCATTTTTTTTTTCTTCACTGGTAATTATTTCTAAAGAAAAGGTATATTGTTGGAGTTTTTCAAAATAACATTGGAATTCAAAATCACTCTTTTTGGTTGAAGAACAGCTAACTACTACTTTGTTTGGAATGATTGTTTGGTTTTGAATAGAATCAAGTAATTTAAAAAGCGGGTCAATGTGACCTATGTAAGAAGGAATTGCGACGCCTATTTTCATAATATAATTATAACAGTTATAATTATATTATTCATAAAATATTTATATATTATTTATAAAATATTTATTATACATTTTTGATCGGTATAATTTTATCTAATCCACCTCTTCCATACCGTCTTTATTCTTTTTTATTGCAAACGGACCACTGATTAATTCACTTTGTCCATAATCACTTTTACCAACAACTATATTTTCACCTTCAAATAATTCTGCACGAATATCTGCTGCAGTGATTGATTCACTTTCATCATTATTTGTAAAACTACCTTCTTTGGTACTCATGTTATTAATACCAATAAGATTTCCAGCGTCATCAATACTTTGGGTTAACGTATTACCGCTCTTCTCAGCCTTTTTAATGTTTTCTTCAATTGCCTTTTGTTTTGTTTCTTTAACACGCTGTTCAAAATTTTGTTTAGCATTTGCTTCATTCTTTTGTTTTTCATGCATTAATTGATTTAATTCTTCTTCCATGTATTCAACACGACCAGTTTTATAAGCTTCTGGATCCCATGGCATCCATAATCCGACTGGACCAACAAATACATCATGATTTGGGTCAATTTCTCTTAATAATTTGCATCTTATTTCAGCCTCTTCCATTGATGGATATACGCCTCTTATTTTAATTCCTCTTGTACTTGTTTGAAAATTATGATTCATTCCAAATAATTTATCTAACTCTTCTTCGTTGTTATCTAAAAAAGTTTTATAATCATCCTCCATAGAAGATTTAGCAAGTTCATCCTTTTCTTCTTTTACAAATTCTTTAAAATCATTTGAAACGTCATCAAATGACAAATGATATTTGTATGAAATAAAATTTAAAAATTGAACAAATTTCTCCATTGATTTATTAATATCCCATTTCTTTAGGAATTCTTCAAAATAAAAAATCTCTTTTTGTTTGATTATTTTTTCAGGTGAAACGAATGAAATGCATGTAAATTTTTGCCCAGCAATAGGTTTATCTTCTTCTAAAAGGTCAACGTATTTGCTGTTGACATTGTTTTGGCTATCAAGTTTTCGTTCAAACCCACTTTTTGCATTTGTATTTACAATCCCAGAATCTTTATTTTTTCCCTTGGAAGTTTTGCCAGCCATTTAATTTATAATATTTAGCAAACTTTAAGTTTTTATAATAGAATATTATTTTTTTTCTTTTTATTTAATATAATGACTGGTTTAATAAACGTCGGCGAATTGATTAAAAGAATCATTAAATATTTAGTAGAAGGTTTAATGGTAGCTATTGCTGCTTTTGCCATACCAAAACGTTCTTTAAATATTGAAGAAATCATTTTAATTGCTTTAACTGCTGCTGCTACTTTCAGTATTCTTGATACTTACATTCCTAGTATGGGAGTAAGTGCTCGCTCAGGTGCTGGATTCGGTATTGGTGCCAACTTGGTAAGATTCCCTGGTGGATTTTAAGTTTTCCACCTTTTCCACCTTTAGAAAAGGTGGAGCCAAATGTTTTGCTCTACTTTTTGAAAAGTAGATAGGTTGATCCAAACTGCAACCTTTGGTTTTACCTTTTTCTAAAAGGTAAATAATAAATAATTATAATTTTATCATGTAATATTATAATTATGCGTAGAAGTAGAACTAGAAATAGACGTTCAAATAAAAGAAGTAAAACATCCAAAAGAAGAATCACACAAAAAAACTACAAAAAGAAACATTCTAAAAAAAATAATATGAAAGGGGGAAATTATGGCGAAAATTGCCCTGACCCTAATTTTTCTATTTACAATACTAATCTGTTGAAGTTATTTCCTTATTCAACCTTTTCCAAAGGTTGAGCCAAATTGTTTAGTTTAACTTTTTTGAGAACTAGACATGTGAAGCCAAATATTTCAACATATTTGTTTGTTACAATTTTAACCGAATAACCTAGTGAGTGGTTACTTGGTAAAATTTACTGGTGTAAAACCTGGAATACCCTGAGGACCAGCGGGACCAATAGAACCAGGAATACCAATAGAGCCAGGACGACCAGGAGGCCCAGCTGAACCAGCAGGGCCAACTGCACCAGGAAGACCAGCTGAACCAGGAGGACCAATAGAACCAGCTGGGCCAGGAAGACCAGCAGGACCAGGAGGACCAGCTGAACCAGGAGGACCAACTGAACCAGGAGGACCAACTGGACCAGGAGGACCAACGGAACCAGGAGGACCAGGAGGACCGGCAGGACCTGAACTGGGGGCTACTAACACATACTTTACTGTATTACCTTTATTTGATTTTCCAAGAGTTAATAAAGAATGAGAAGCAAGTATTTGGTTATTATTATAAAAAACTATATCATAATTTTGTATTCTAGTCCAACAACAATCCGTTCTATTTGAAATTTGAACAGAACTAATATTTACAGC